AAAATTTATATTATCCGGGCGAGCAGGGTTGTATGATTTACACTGACGGGTTTTTCAAACCGGCTATTGTCACCAACGAGTCATATAAAATAACGGCACAATTTATTCGCCTTCGGCTCAGAAAGTGCCGGTTTGAAATGCACGTTGATCTAATACCATTTATTCGACTTATATTTTATAGTTATTACATAATATAAATAATAAATTAAATAATAAAATACCTTAATTTTTCAGATCAAACAACCCTGCTTACCCTTGTAGTATATACCGGCTAGTGCCAAAGTTAAATATCCCTAAAGGTGGTGCTAATCCACACAGCTAGCCCTGTGAAAGTACTATAAAGTTAAGAACCCCCTTTCAGAGGAAAGTTCTTAACTTTGGCACTTCATGGTATATAATTATTCGGGCGAAAAGGGTTGTTTGATTTAATACATAACATAAAGAAGCGTATTATTGTGAGCCTATTATTGTGAGCCTATTATTGTGAGCCTATTATTGTGAACCTATTATTGTGAGCCTATTATAGTGGGCGTATTATAGTGAGCGTATTATAGTGAGCGTATTATAGTGAGCGTATTATAGTGAGCGTATTATAACGCATGCTTATCAAAGTACTCTTCCGCATAAAGGAGGATTATCAAACACGAATCTGAACATTGATATCCCTATACGATTTCAAATTATTATCCACATATATGAAATATATCGAATTCTTCATCAGCAGATCCTTCGGCATTATTTAATCCGTGGAAAATCCACTTTGAAGTAATTGAAGAAAAACTTACGGAACTCTTTCCAGGAGTAACATTTGAAATACCGACCGTAGCTGTAAATTACCGTAAAGTTAAGTAAACTCCTCTGAAAGGGGCTCTACTTAACTTCGGTACTTCTTGGTAGGCCCTTTAAAAACATAAATACTTATTGATTGGTCATAAGTGCCGGTTTGAAATGTCCATTAGTCTAAAATATGAAATATACCGTAAAGTACTATAGAGTTAAGTACGCCCTTTTGAAAGGGACTTACTTACCATTTAGTGCTGTAGTTAATCACCCCTTTCAGATGGATGTAATTAACTTTTCGATACTTTATAACTATAGCCCTACGCAGTTGTATCCCCAAAGGGTACTTACTTTGGTGCTAGCCGGTAAATATTGATAAAAATTTGAGTATAATAATAAATGTATATATTAGTATTAATTAAAAATACAGCAATAATAATGTCAAATATTATTAGTGATTTCTGGTTAAAGAACCCAGATTACTGGTTTCCTATGGGCGATAAAAGAAATACAGTGGATAAGTTAATTTACGATAAGTTTTATAAGTATGATATTAAAGGGGAAAATTTATTAGGCCTGGTTATTTACTTTGACCAATTCACCCGCCACTTTTCCCGTGTTGTGACTATTTCTTCGGTTGATATTTTACATAAAACGCGAATTGCTTGTGAAATTGTTGAAAAAATGGGAATAGAAACGCTAAAAGATTGGGGCTCAGATAAGGAACTTATTTGGCTTTTAATGCCTTGGAAACATCTTAGGTTGTGGACTCAGGTATTTACAACTATTAACGGATGGTTGGCAGGAAGAGCTTTAACTGAATTTCCGAATCTGAATCGGTTCTTTATGGATACATATAAAAAGGCTCACACTGCTGAAAATATTGCCAAGGGTGTTGTTATTTCGCATGGTACATGTTCATATAATCCCCATAATATTTGCGATGTGTATCCTGATGCTTACAAAAATAGTGATAGTACATGGTCTGCCCTAAAGGTTTCTATAAATACTAGGCCGCTTATTCAGGCGTTTGACACATTTGCGAAAATGGCTGTAAATGTTAGTTTAAGTGGTGGCGTTGATAGTATGTTAATGACAGCACTACTGAGTAAATCTGGAGTTAATGTTGTAGCCACTCATATTGTTTATGGAAATCGTGCCGAATCGGTAGAAGAATGTAAATTTATTCAGTCTTATTGTCATAAATTGGGTGTTCCGCTTTATGTTTATAGTATTGAATCGCTAAGGCGTGAATTTACAGAAAGGTCGTTTTACGAATCCATGACGCGTGAAATTCGCTTTAGTGTTTATAAAGCTATTGGACGACCGGTTTTAATGGGACATATAAAAGAAGATGTTATTGAAAATATTTGGACTAATTTTGCCAAGGGAAACAATTTAGACAATTTAGCGAAATTCACAATTGAGACCGTGGAGTCTGGTGTGAAAATTATTCGGCCTTGGCTAAAAATGAAGAAAACCCTTATATACAAGATTGCCGAAGAATTAGCTATTCCTTATCTTAAAAATACGACACCTGATTGGTCTAATAGGGGTAAATTTCGTGAACAATTTTATGATGATGTTAAAAAGCAATATGGTGATGGTGTTGACGATACTATACTTATGGTAGCGAAACGTTATAAGAAACAGGCCGAGCTTCTTGATAGATTGCTTTTCCGTAAAATTCTAGAAACATGGGATTCTGATGAATTTACAATTGACATTACTGACGCAATTGATTCCTGTTTAGATGGCGATGGTTGGTTGCGTATATTTACTGATTTATGTCATGATAAATTGGGAGGGCGAAAACCGAGTTTTGCAGCATGTAACGACTTTGCTCATAGAGTTAAACGTGGTTTGAAAAATTATATGAAGGTTGACTTATCACGAAATTTAACGATAATTGTACTGATTAAAAAAGAGGCGGGGATACGCACAAGTAAAAATACTGTACTGCTTAAGATACCTCCAGTCACTCTTTCTGAATGAATTGTACACTATCCGGGTGAGCTGGGTTGTTTGATTTAATACCAATTATTCAACTTAAATTTTGTAGTTTTTACACAATATAAAATATAAAATACCTTAAATTTTTAAGATCAAACAACCCAACTCACCCTTGTAGTAGAAGATAAACTCCGATTAGAATTTATTTCCGCAATTTCGGAAATAAGTTTGGTCATGTATGGCTGAATAATATCACCGGTTATATGCCAAATTATAGCAGGAGTAAGTATTCCTTAAAATACTATAAATATGACCGATAATGGAATATATTTCTAACCTATACATGGTGTTATAGAAAAATTCACTAGCCACCACGACCCTATAGTGCTATGACAAAATCCTCTCATTATATTTGTTAACATATAACGAATGTTAATTATTTCTATCACCAATGCTACAATTGTCAATGTAAGAATTGTATAATAGGATGCCAAAACACTGCTATTTGCGTATATAGATAAAGAATTATACATTAGACAGGTGCTCATTTTAAATTGCCGTTTTTGACAATAATTCGTAGGAATTATTGTCAAAATTATGGATATTTTGAATGAAGCACTGGCTACTAACCCGCTAATTTCACCGGAGGTGTTGAGCACGGGTGTAATTCTTAGACATATGAAAAAGATGCTTTTTTTTATTTGCTATTTTTAATATTAGCCTTTGCCGGTTCACTTAATGAAGGCACGTCAACTCTGGATAATATTTCGTCAATTACTCCAGGCAATATGCCAAGCATTAACAAAGACTTCCTTACTTCTATATATGAAACCCCTGTGGCACCGCCACCCTTTTGATTAGTATTGTCGCTCTGTAAATTTTTTCCTATTATTTTATTTACTGGCTCTGTTGCTCCTAAAAGAGATAAAAACTGGCGTGCTGTTGTGGCCTTCAGCTTTTCAGAAGCTTCCAATATAGTCCTTGCTCTCATCATTTCCTTAATATTGTCGGTGTCGTCCGTGTCGAAAAGCAATATTTTTTCGCCATGTGTGGAAGCACCGCCTTTCCGTGGCGTATAAATCGGAGCTAGCTGTTTAGGCTCAGTAGGCGTAAAAGCCGGTGTAGGCAGAGCAGAAGGAACGGCGAGTGTCTTATTAATCGCTTCCGTGGGATCCGAAAACTTAAGTATGCCATAACCACACGAAAGTACCCCTCCAACCCCCACTGCTGGAATTGTACTTACTAAAGAGCTAGCAGCAGTTTTCGCAGCCGTCGCAATGGCCGCACAAACAAGCTTCTGCTGGGCTGTCGTCGCTTTGTACGCCTCAAACGCCGGGCTCCACTGTTGTATGGGCCCGATTATCGGCAAATATGCCTCGTTCATAACTTTTTTATAGGCCACTGTACCCGCCTCTTTTATAGCCGTAGAACTACATACTCCAGAAACGGCCTCTTTGCCCGCCGAAATAAGTGAGCTGGCATCCATATAAGAGCTCGCCGCCCATACAAGTGCGGTTACCCCAACAGCCAAGGCTATAGTAGCAACCGCAGATTTACTCAAGCCACCACCTTTCAAACGACGTGTAGTTCTATTTTTGCTATATCTAAAACCACCGCGCGTTTGAACTTTACCTGTCTTTATCTCGGCAATGTCAGTGTCTTTTGCCCCCTCCGTTACAGGTATATAAACATCTGTCATTGCCGCCTCATACACTTTAACAAATTCAGCTAAATCATAGCCATTCAACTCAAGCGTTCGGACAAGATCACCGGGAACAATCTTTAGCTCGGGCATTTTATATATATATATATATATAAGATTTTTTAAAAAATGTACTGTATACAAGGGTCTGTACATAGTTGTTTGATCTTAAAAATTTAAGATATTTTATAATTTACATTATTTAGAAACTACAAAATATAAGTTGAATAAATGGTATTAGACTGATGAACATTTCAAACCGGCACTCCTGGAAAAGAATACGGTAGAAAAAATTCTAAAAGTGACCGTTTCAAATGTTCATTGGTCTAAATCAAACAACTTTGCTCGCCCGGATAGTTGACTTAATAATATTCATATAATCTGCTTTTTACATATGTTGACAAACAGTTGTTTGAATAAATAGCATTACACCCAGGCTCATTTTAATGAGCGGGTCAGTTGCCCTTGATACATTGAAAATAGCCACAAATTTAACAATAATTCTCCGAAATATTGTTAAAATTGTGGCTATTTAAAATGAGCACCGGTCTAATATAGATTGTATCCAAAAGAATCCTGACAGAAGAAAATACGTTGGTATACACATCAAAATACCTGATATTACAGGGCTTTTAACTACTGTTTTAGAGTAGTTGTGTAACAATTTCTTACATGTGTTCATTTGTCGTGTGGCATATTTTCAGTTTATATTTATTTGTTTATATTTATATTATTTTCTTTTTTTATGAATGATAAGAAAATTAAATATTCAATATTATTGATATTTACTTTGTCATATTTTATATACTAATTCGTCTGCATGTTCTAGTGCTCCCTCAATCCATTGCTGTTTTTTTGAAAAGGATTCACCTACAAGATGAAGTCTTGGAAATTCGTGTGGGTAAGGATTATGACATTCTTTACTTACTGTTTTATAATCATAGTTAC